ATAGGGTTAGTCACCAGCATGCAGGAACAGTTCGAGTATTGGTTACGAGTAGGATCTCTCGTTGTCGGGATTGCGGTAGGAATAGCATCTCTTTACCGTTTAGTTAAAAAATGAAGATCGGTTTAGCAGTAGGACATTCTCGTAAGGGAGACGAAGGAGCCATGACTTCTCGTGAGTCTGGCTATTCTATTTCAGAGTTCATGTTTAACTCTGATCTAGTTCGTAGGATAGCACCTGCTCTTACTATGGATTATGTGATCTACAACGATTACAAAGACCCTACATATGTCGGCGCTATTGATTATCTAGCCCAGAAACTTATCGACGATGAGGTAGATGCGGTTGTTGAGCTACACTTCAACTCGGCCACCCCACAAGCTGAAGGACACGAATGGCTTTACTGGCATGCCAGCAAAGGCGGTAGCAAGTTAGCTTACGCTCTGAAAGACGAGATGGAGGAAGCATATCCTGATATGAAATCGAGAGGGGCGAAGCCTAGAGCAGCAAAGCAACGTGGCTCCTACCTGCTCCGCAAAGTGCGCCCTATAGCGGTCATCGCGGAACCTTTCTTCGGGAGCAACTGCGAAGAGTGGATGATGATTAACAACAATCGAGGTAAACTGGCTGGAGTTTACGCTAGAGCCTTAAACAAATTTGCAGGCGGATGACTCTCCCCAAATCAATCCACATAGCAGGAGTTCCTGTTAAGATTATCAGAGAAGACCTAAGCGATGAGAACAATCGTTCAAAGGGGTATTATGGATACTACTCCCACGAGCGTAAAACGATAGTAGTTGATTCCTCTTTAAAACCAGCAGAAGTAAAAACAACCGTCCGACATGAAATGTTGCATGCTTCTCTCGCCTTCAGTGGCCTCGATAGATTGGATTCCTTTGAAGAAGAGAGTCTGGTAGTATGTATCGAAGAACTTTTCTTCCCAGCATGGGAAAGATTCTGCAAACGATTTAGAGTATAATGCCTAAGAAAAAATATAAGTCTCGTGTAAACGAAGCAGGTAACTACACCAAGCCCGCTATGCGTAAACGTATATTTCAACGCATTAAAGCCGGTTCCAAGGGCGGCAGAAGTGGGCAGTGGAGTGGGCGTAAAGCGCAGATGCTGGCCCGTGCTTATAAAAAAGCAGGCGGCGGGTATCGAAACTAATCACTAACAACTATTATGAAATCACCCAAAAAATTCAAACCTCATATGATGTATGACAAGTCTGGCAAAGGCTACAAAGCTAATACCTTTGGAGAGCACCTTGCCATGAAGAAAAAAGGTTTTGGCCACAGCAAGCCTGCTGAAAAGAGGGCTGCCAAGATTCTAAAGAAAAGAAGCAAATACTAATGGCTAAGGCAGCTTCACAGAGATCTTTAGAGCGTTGGACTAAACAGAAGTGGCGCACTAAAAGCGGCAAGAAGTCTAGTGAGACGGGAGAAAGGTATTTGCCCGAAGCCGCAATCAAGGCATTGTCCCCTGCTGAATATGCAGCAACAACACGGGCTAAACGTGCGGGGACTAGGAAAGGAAAGCAGTTCGTAAAACAGCCCAAAAGGATTGCAGAAAAAACAAGAGCATACAGGGGTGGGTCTTTACGAAGAGCCAGTAAACCCCCGCGCCGCCGTTCAAGAGCCTCGGCTATGCGGCGAGCGCGTAAAAAATGAGCCAATTCAGACAACTTAAAAATAGGTTTGTCCTGTTCCATCCCAACAAAGATGACGTAGCAGAAGCTTTTCGCAGGTCGCAATCTTTGGGTATTCCTCCTAATTCTTTTACAAGAGGGGTAGGCCGCATGACTGGGTTTCTCGGTGAAGTAGCTTTTGAGAAATACATCAAAGGGGCAGAGCATGTAGGCGAGCAGTGCTACACCCATGACTACGTTGTTAAGGGTAACAAAGTAGACGTGAAGTCAAAGACCTGCACGACACGTCCCCAGCTACATTATATTGCGAGCGTAAACTCAGAGAACAAGAAGCTGAAAGCTGATGTGTATTTCTTCACACGAGTCCACAAGGATCTAACTAGGGTTTGGTTATTAGGTTGGGCGAGTGCCTACCACGTAACGCGACCAAAAAACTACAAAGAAAAAGGAGACTGCGACAGCGAGGGGTTCAAGTATTTAAGTAGCGGATTCCACCTCCCGATCAAACGGCTACGGCGTCCTGATTCTTTTGAGTCATCACATCAATATCGTAAGCGGAAGAAAGATTGATCTCCCAGATCTTCCCACCCCCTCTGCCCTTTGATAACACGGGGCGCACATGGTCATTGTTCTTGCTGGATTCTTCTAGTGTAGACATACCGCGCCGGACGAACTCAAGATTGTTGGACATCCCCACGTTTCTCCCGTTGTTGAAATCGTGCAGGGCAACTTGGAACTCCGTTAGTGTCCCCGTCCAATGCGACATCTTATCGTTCATCTCGCGGCACCTCTTAACAAAGAACTCCACCAGTTCAGCAACTGTGCTCCGACTTGAGTTGTCGTAAGCGGCGTCGGCTACCTTGCGGTCGATAAAGGAGCGAACCCCGAACCGGCCTACATCTTCTACGGCGGGCGGGATCACCCAGTCTGTTAAGAACTTCGCAAAGAAAGGAAGTTCGTCCTCAATAGTCTTCTCCAGAATAGTATTACTAGGGAAGTTGCTGGTAGCCTTGTCGGATATTCGCAAAGCCATAAGCTTGTCCCTGTTGCTGCTATCGAGCGACGGGATCACAGACAAGCTGTTGATGTCCATGTTAAGGGACATCACGACTCGTCCAGTCCACGGAATACTCATGGCATCTGCATACTTAGCTTGATACTCAACTCTTGGATTAGCCACTGCCCTCTTGATCAACTCTGTCGCTTTGCGTTGGTCCTGAAAAGAGGCTGCTGATGTTGTATCGTCAATCACCCATGCGGCTACACGGCCAAGGTCTTTGTTGAATCGAGTCTGTCCAGACAGGTAATCTGAAGCGTCTGCATACCCTCCGACTAGACCGCTGATGACTCTGTTTGATAGTAGGGACTTGCCTTTGTTGGTTGGCCCAACCAATAGCAAAGCCTGACCTTGAACAAACTCCCTCTGGAGCACGGACATGTAGAATCTCTTCAGCCAAGAGTAGAAGTAGTCCAGAGCAGGGCTTGTTCCGCTGTCCACAAACAGTTGATTCAACCACTTATTTAAGAACGGCCACTTAGATCTATCCCCGTCCGCATCAGGTTGAACAGGATCAATATTCGCACAGTTAAGTATTCTGTGCCCGTTGTAGCTCACCACCCGATCTCCTGAGAACACAACAGGTGCAATTTCGTCGATCCTGTTCTGATTGCTTACGGTCAATATAGCGGCCTCAACTTCTGACAATGGTTGGTTCTTGCGAGGCTTGGCCGTGAATCCTGCTTGCCGCAGCTCTAAAATGAGCTGGTCTCGTGGTATAGACACCGCGCTGTTATACAACACCTTAAAGAAACTACGGCCATTAAACCAGTATTCGTCAAGTAGACCCGCCAGCTTCTTCTCTTCGTAGTCCTTTACAAACCCTGCCCCGAATATGTCGCGCCACGACATAAACCCTTTCCCAGCACGGTCGCTGTAGCAGACAATCCCATCTTCTACCACCTGACACCCGTCCCTGTTTATTCCATCGTCAATCCAGAACAGTGGCCCACGAGATCCGATCTCAAAGTCCCCGACCCAACGGTTCGGGAATCGGGATTCAATCTCTTCCGCTACGGCATTAATAGGTATCGAGGTGTCGGCAGACTGGGGAGGCTTGTCAGCTACTGACTTGGCCAGAGCGGATTGAACAATACTATCCTCTATGGGGTCAGCAGTATTGACCCAATCTTCGCCTAATTCAAAATACTGGTTGGCCCGAAGTGATGAGCTATCGAAACCAGCGAATAGTTTGTTGAGCTGTAACGACTTCATCATGTTCAACATGAACGTGTCGAACAGCTCGGGCTCTATGGGTATGGGGTTCTTAAACTCCCACACCAAACGTAAGTATCCTGATTGAGTTTGTGATCTCCATGTCGGCTGCTTCCCTGAACCGCACTTATACTTAATGTCACTGTCGATAGCTAACCAGTTTACCGATGCGTCGTAGTCTGCTACCACGCCATATATCTTATTAGCAGGGTTGTCGTTACTGATCCTTTTTGAAGGAGCCCTACCTTCAACAGTAGAGTAGAATATATGATCTGTTTGAGCGTCCGCGCACCAATCACGATACTCTGCTTTGTTTGAGAATTTGGGTTTCTGTTTTTTAATTTTACTTATGTCTGCTGTAAAGTGGGCGCTATTGTCCCGCAGATTTTTCAGGTAACGATATTTCATTTTTGGTATCTCTGTATGATCTGTCCTTCTGCCGCCAAAGGGATGTCAGGAATCCATGTCGGCGGCGTTGACATGATCTCTATCGTTTTCTCCAAAACTGACTCAGCGTCTTCTTCATCACATTCAATAATGACCTCATCATGGACATGGAAGATTAATTCTAAACCCTCTTTCTCCAACCTGACAATCATGTCTGAAAAGACATCTCTTGCAAGCCCTTGCGAAAGGTTTTCCGCAACTACCCCACCCCATAACTTCATTGGTAGTCTTTTACCGTTGCGGCTGATAATAGCCTGATGACTTAAGCGGTCGTTCTGTTTAACCAGTTTTATTCGACCGTAGTCAATGTTTCGACCTGACGGGAGCAGTGCGACGTAAGGAGTTTTTGTGTTGTAGCATTGCCTCAAGCGGGAGTTGATTTTCCTCCAGAACTTTGGGATGGCAAAAAGCCTGTTTCTGTAAAGATCTACAGCACTCTTCGCCTCAACTATCGGCATGTCATACATCTCAGAAAACTTATTAGCACCTGCACCATACCCGCACCCTAAGACAATAGCTTTTACCTTGTGACGTAGTTTAGGGTTTTTCTCTTTCAAAGACCCCCTGTCCTTTTCCCACAAATCCATCCTGATCGCGAACGCTTCGTAAATGTCTTCAGTGTTGGCAATTTCATGTAGAGTGGCTTTATCCTCAGCCAACCAACACAAAGTCCGCACCTCGATCTGAGATAGGTCAACGACAACTAGCTTCTTACCTTCGGGCGCACAAATCATGTGGCGAAGGTTGACCCCAAACATTTCCTCGCGGGGTAGGTTCTGTAGGTTAAGGTTGCCGCCACTGCCGGAAAAACGTCCAGTGTGACCTCCCCAATACATCAACCCTCCGTAATATCGACCGTTTGGCAAGGTGGCGTAGTCGAATGCTTCTAGCTTCTTTTTTAGCGCGTTGATACGACGCCAATTAGAGACAGCTTCGACCCATTTATATTTATGGCCGAACTGTCGCAACCACTCCTGCGCATCTACGTCTGTTTGTGCTAACGATTTGGGGGGCTCCAAACCATGCTGTAAACATTCCTCATCGAATGCTTTCCTGCTCAGAAGAGGTTTCTCACCCGCCCATGGGATAGCTTGTTCTGCATCAAACAGCCTCTTATTGATCGTTTCAAGCTGTTCCTTTAGAAGACCTGTATCCATAGGCAGACCCCTCTGGATTATTCTCCTATTAGTAAGGCTGATCAGCTTCTCATGGTCAGACCATTTCTGTTCATACTTCTGCCATAGTTGTAAGCACAGAACAGAGTCCTTCAAAGCATACTCACTAACTTCCTTTCGGAAGTCTTCGGGCATGTTCTCCCAACGCTTTGCAGACATGTTGTCTCGCGTTGTCTTTGACATTTCGAGATCGAAAGCTTCTTTGCATGCATTCTTCAATGATCTAGGCAGCCCACAAGCAGCAGCCATATCTGCGGTGCAGTGCCATTCAGCAAAGTCAACAGAAGGCCACCAGCCTTTCTCTACCCCGAAAAAGTAAAGTGTCTCGTCAAAAGATGCGTTATGAGAAAGAACCCTCTGGTTTTCAAGCAGACTCCAGTCAAAGTCTTTAGGGTGCCCGACAAACTCGTAGCCGTTGTCGCCAACCACCGACACCATGTAGGCGTCAAATTCAGGGTGTGAAAAATATCCCAGTGGTCCTAGCCGCCTGATCGAGCAGGTCTTGTCGTAGTAGGACTCGTAGTCCAGTGCGTATGTATCCATAATGTCGTCATATGTAAAAAAGCCCACCCCGATGACAAATGGGTCGGGGTGGGCTACAAGGGTTATTCGTCTAGCTCAAGATCGAGTTGAGACTCTCCGACCTGAGTTTGAAGTGCGTCACGAACGACTGATAATTTTCTCAGGTTCGATTGTGCCTCTTCAACCTTTGCGGTCATCTCCGCAATCATGCCAGAGAGCATTTCAATCTCGCCCTCTAAGACTTCGTGATCCGTCTGGATTGGCTGCGCTTCCATTACGAGAAGTTAGTAACGAAAGTTTTAACAGCGTCAGTTGGCTCCCCTTGAGCCACTGACAACGACGGTGCATACCACGAATATTTACCTCGGCTGATCAAGGAACTTTTAAAGTCCCACAATCTATGTTGGAGAGAAGCGTCGGGGTTAAAGGCAGCAAACGTAGCAAGACGTTTGAACGTCTGCCGGTATGCATCCTTCGCGACGTTGAGCCGCCCGATAGCGTAGTTATCGTCCCCAATAGGAAACGGATACGCCGCATCATCTCCACCCTCTGGCTGCTTGAACAGGATGGTGATCTCCGCGAACTCGAGTAGGTCATACTCAGATGTTGCTTTGATCGCATCAGCCTCTTCTTGCGAGTATGCAATCTGAGGAATCTCATCGCTGTCGTAGTCAATGTCTTCGCGCCAACCCTTAATGACGGAGAGGACGGTGACTGCAACTGTGTCCTCGGCCTCAGCCAAGACGTGTGTCTTGTCGAGAACAAGGCTTCCCAGAGGTGCCTCGATTTCACTTGTCTTCTGAACGATATTGACGCGAGGCACGTCGATGTCAGAAGAGCTGATGGTCATCCCACTCGCGTTAGCGGTGGTGAGTTCAGCTTTTGGTTTTTCCGCAAGTGCGGTATCTGTTTCTTGTTTCTTGCTCACTGTTTATTGTTTCTTGTTTCTTGCTTCTTGTTACTGACTGACAATCGAGAACCGTTCGTCAGACGTGCGGATAATGCCCGCACTTTCACAGGCGTCAATAAAATTGCGCTCTGTTTCTTTCTTTTCTCCTTTTGGAGCTGATGACCCGACAGCTTTAGCTACCTTTGCTAACGGGAAATTCGCATGCTCAAGTAAAGATTCTTCGGTCATTCCGAATTCTTCCGCAATCTGCGTGAGCGTTGCATTGTCTGTAATCTTGCGAGACTTACCCATCGACCGAAGTTTCAGGCCGTCCAGCTCCATCCCACCCATAGCTGCTTCCTTTGCGCGTTCCTTAATACGAGCAGCCCAGTTTTCTACAATCTTGGCGATGTTAAAAAGCTCAGTGAGCCTTGCGGGATCGTCAATGTTTTCAAGGTCTACATCAGGTAGGGTGGAGTCTAGCTTCTTTGCTACATCAATAACCAGACCACCCAACGCAGGACAGGAGTCTTCATGGCGACAGAACCGGCAGTATTGGGTTGGGTTACAATCTGAAAGTTCAGGCCCACCCTTCTCCCACTTCGGTCGGACACGTTCTCCTTTAGTAATGACATCACTGAGATCGTCGATGAGCGCGTCTAGGTCGTCTCTCTCAAAGGTATGGTGAAGACTGTCGTGATGCTGTGGAACGTAGAAGACAAAGACGATTTTGTTGATGTCTTTGTATTTTTGGAAAGCACCTACGGTATATGCCTTAGCCTGCCAGTTGTGTTCAGGGGGATCGATGATGCTGATGCCTGTCTTGTAGTCGGCCATCACAGCAGTATCCCCTGAGTCTAATACCAAGAACCTGTCACAAGTCCCCCATGTCTTTGTGCCGTCCAGCTCAACATCAACTTGGATCTCGTTGTGCTCTTCCTTAACAGTCGAGAAGTTGCGCATAAAGTCTGCCTCCATCTCCACGATCTGATCGTAGATCTCTGTCTCTTTTTCGTTATGCAGCGCGGAGGGGTCACGAACTTCAAGAGCCTCGTGGATGCGGGTTCCCATCTCAGCCGCTGCACTGGTTCCGTCTTTGCCCTGATAAGCAGGACAGGCAGCGACATATTTCAATGATGATGGAGAGAACTCAGCGTGCCCTCTGCTGCTATGGTCGGGTTGGTTCATGGAGGTCATTCAGGTTAGATAGTCTGGCGTTAATCGCCTTCATCACATGTTCTTCTATAGATCTGTTAGCTACCAGAATTTTCTGAATAGCATCACTCTTTGCCCCGTTGCGATGGATACGGCCCAGTGTCTGCATGTGATTCTTAGCAGAGAATGATGGGCAGATTATAGAGACTCGCTGTCTCTCTCCACGCACATCGTGCAGACTGATCCCTGTTCCGCCCGCAGCAATGTTGACGACGATCATATGTTTCTCATCGGTTTGAAACCTGTCGATAGCCTGCTGCCTTGCCGCTTCGGTTTGTCCTCCCTCGATCCGATCGCAGCCAAGGTTCTGGCACAAGGTCTGGACTGTTTCTGCGAAGTTTACAAAGAGCACTACGCTCTTCCCCTCGTGGACAAGCTCCTCTGTGATCTCAACAAGATCCGGTATCTTGAATGACTCAGCTAACATCCGCGCCCGTAAAATATTTACAAGCATGTGCTCAGAGTCTTCTACCGTCCCGTGCTCGACATACTGCTGCACAATCTCTGGTGTGATGCCAGCCTGTCGGTAGGCCGAACGAATCTTAGATATGTTGCTAAAGTCTAACGGCTCTACAATCACCCTGTTCTTTTTAAATGAGTCGGGGAAGTCATCAATGGTAAGACGGCTGACGTTATCATCATACATAATCTCTCTGAGAGCAGGCAGTAAAGACCTTCTAATCAACTCCCACTTGCCCCAGTCGTTTTTCTTACACCCCCACTTCAGCATCCACGAATACCAACTCCGCAATCCATTGTCTGGTTTGTTGAGCGAGTGCAGCCCTAACATGTATCCCAGACCCCTCATCTCGGTCGGATCTTCTGCCGCTGTTGCTGACATACCATGGATCGAATACCCATGCTGACGGAGCGAGATGAGTAGCTGCGCGTTAAGTGTGTAGGG